TCAGGCTGTGCGCTGGGGGCATAATGGGGGCATTTTGGTCGGCATCCTGCTATTCAGCATGCTTACCTGATCCGCATTCATTTCGCTGATCCACTTCGAATAAACCTCATAAACCATCTTTGCATTCTCATGCCCCATCTGACTGGCAATGAACGATGGGTTAGCTCCTGATGACAGTAGCCAGCATGCGTATGTATGGCGAGATTGATAAGGATCCCTCACTCTAACGCCTGCCCGTTTCATGCCGCTTTCCCAGCTGTATGGAAAAGACCTTTTAGAAAAGTACTGTTTCTTTTCCCTCGACTGCTGTCCTGGAATGAAGACAAATCGGACAGAAAGCTGTTCTGTCCGTCCATACTCGCGATGATGGAGAACGATATCTGTTTTCGGTTGGTTTGCGGTCAGTTGATGGATTTCATTCAATGCTTCGAGTGCAGGCTGTAAAAGTGTGATTGTTCTGATCCCCGCATTAGTTTTAGGGGGGACAAATAGCCCTTTTGCCGTAAGGTTCCGGCATACATGTATTTCCCCCTTTTTCAGATCGATATCTTCCCAGGCGAGCGCACAGAGCTCACCGTGACGCATACCTGTGTGAATCGCCACAATCCAGGTGAGTGCAAACCGGCGTGGCAGAGCATTGATGAAAGCCTGATATTCATGAAGTAGCAGCGGATCGGGATCCCTATGAGAAACTCTCAGGTTTTTAACATTTTCATAGGGGGCATGAGTGATGAACTTACTATGGTTAGCCAGTTTCAGCATACTGCATAGTGTGCCCATCAGGTTGTTTACAGTTGAAGCCTTGCGTCCCTCCTTATTGAACCAGACCACTTTTTTGTAGGTTACATCACCAGTCAGCAGTTCCTGACGGTATCTCAACAAATCTGTGTGCTGAATGTCGGCAATGTGCGTTCTGCCTCCGACAATGCGAAGCAGGGTATCTATCCTGGATGTCAGTGAGTCATGTGATGCCGCAGATAATTCGAGCTTTTTTATTTTAAGGAAAAGGTCACAGAGCTCTGTGAAGGTTGTTATGCGCTGTGTGGTGGTAAACTTTTTGATTGTCTTTGACTCAGGGAATCGTCTGGCATAGTCAAAGGTTCCCATCTGTATATCGCCAATAATTCCAGCGCGGAGATTTCCTGCTTTGCGGATATTCGCCGCGGTGATAGCCCAGCCTTGCAGTATTTCGCGACACCTCGAACCACGGTATACGAACCAGATCCTTATTTTCCCATTGTGTATTTCTACACCGGTCGGTAATGCTGCCATTAAGCCTCCTGAACAAATTTATTAATTCGGGGGTAGTTGTACCAGAGGACACCATTGCTGCTGCTGGTCTCTCCCAATGCGGTCAGATGTTTAAAGTGAACACCCTCGATCCACACTCCCAAACGATAGTTTTTAATTTGCCCTTTTGAGAGGCCAGTTCTTTCGCTCAGCCGGGTTTCAACTACCCATTCTTCATTGAAGACGATATCTGGCATGGTCTGTATCTCGTGTTTTGCCCGCCCAGAGCGCGCAAAAGCCCAGTCCGCTGGATATGGTCTTCTCCAGTGGAGTTTAATCAGGCTGGTGGCGGTGGGGCGGGACAGTAGTTGGACGGATTAAGAAAAAGTGAAATGCTGCTTTGTGATAGTGAAAACAACGGAAAAGAGCCCGCACGGAGAAGCGGGCTAAAAGACTACATTTTTATCTTTTTTTGTATTCTTTCGTCCTGATGCCTCATAACTCTGGCAGAAACGCATGATGATATTTAGGCATCGAAAGGAGATTACTCAGTCGTTTGATCCAGTTCGGAAAGTGAATGTCCGGTAAGTTCCCATTCAACATCACGCCCCTGATACTGCGGCATTACTTCTCCTTTTGTAACACCGGTTACAACTTTATAAGTTTCGCTTTTCCAGACACCTGTCTGTCCACATACCTCGCCCGAGTTTGCCGTTGTCCCTGGAGGTAACGGTTTGATTGAGTAATCCGTATTGAAATCGAAGTAACTGCCACCTGTAATCGGGGAAACCATACCTACTCCATTATCTCTATTGATGGTTACAATTTTTAAGCGACAGTCGATTTTAAAAACTTAAGTTTTTTAGTCCAAAAAAATACTTGTGTAGTGTATTTTTGATCTGCTTGTTGTGTGTTTAACCAGTTCAATATTTTGGTTATGGTGAAAATATTGGATTTTAAGTGATGTTTTTTGGTGCTGGATAGGCGAAATAATATTCAATAGTGAGGAAACCGTCGCTTTCTACTGGTTGGTCTCATACATACCGATTTCGGCTGCGAGATCCCTTGCAGCCGCTTTTCACTGTCACACTGCTGCTGGATGAACGAATTCGGCGTGGACACCTTCTTCGCTGTCGAATATGGAGAACAGGAACCAGTCTTCACCCTCTGGGGGGATAGGGTTCCATTCTTCGACTGCTGCAACATCATCCATACATCGTTCGAAAAGGACATCGTCCTGATCTGACAGGTCAACGACCTTTACCTCGAGCCCATGCGACCTGAACCAATCATTTATCTCGGCAGGTGGGGTGCTTTCATCCCAGTCAGGTTGTAAAGCTGATGCCGGATGTGACCAGTGGCCAATGTGATCGCGTTCAACTGGGACGGGTCTAATGGGCAGGTAAAGCAATTCTGCCAGGCGGCGGGATATAACAGAGTCGATGCAGCAGGATAACGCCATAAGATCGAGCGGATCCATTTGCTGAATACGAGTCGATGCTGAGAACTGGGTTGCCAGCGCGCCCTGCAGATCAACAACTTCAACGGCACGAATCTGGCTCACTGTGTTGCTGAGAGTCAGACTGGGCACTAACTTTTCGGTACCGGCAGAAAGCTCTAATTGCTGGTCAGGCATCAGGTTTGGTGCAACAGACGCCAGTATTGTAATGATTTCGCTGACAGCGTCTGATTGTTTAACTGCATGCTGGTGGAGTAGTTCGCTCTCAGCAGCCAGGTTAATCATTTGCTGATGTTGTACATCCGCCAATTGGCGCTGTACCTGCCAGCGTGAAAGTAGTTCTTTAAGCACCGGGCCTGCTTCGCTGTAGCCAGCCAGTTTCGTCGCTGTTTCGATCAACTCAGCGTCAGTTTTGTGTTGTAGGCTCATAATTCCTCTTATGCTGCGTTGGTTTTGGGCCAGTTTTCCGCCTGCCAGTCTTTGACGACGTTCATGCTGGCGGCGTGAACCTGGCGTGCAGTCGCGATACCGAATCCTTTAACCAGGTTGGAGAGTTCTTCCGGGGTATGGCTTACTACAGTCCACAGGCTGTAAAGACCGGAGGCGTTTAGCAGATCAAGCCACTTGTCCTGCAGGGGAAGATTGCTAAGAGGGGTCGCCATTGCCCACTCAGTACGCTTAACCAGGTGAGGGTGGGTATCGCCCAGCAGATCAATGATCCGGCGGTTTAACGCAATCCCCAGAGCAGAGGGCCAGGCTGATTTGAACTGGTCAAGAATCGGATACCGCGCACGACACCACTGCGTAACAGATACCAGAACGGATATGCCGGAGTTGCTCCGAATTTCGATATGCCAGTCAATATCCTGAAGCAGGTCGAGATGCAGATCCCGGTCGGTGGATCCCAGCGTCAGTCGCCAGCCGAAGGTGTAAAAGTAAAACTGGAGACCGCTGTCGTCGGCAGCCGGGTACCAGATAGGTTCAACGTCACCGTCAATACGCTGGAGACGTGTCCGCAACTCTTCGTTTTCAAGACTTAATTCGGCGTTCTGCTGGATGGCGACCGCCAGATTGGTTTTCGTCGTGGCCAGTTCGCCGCGGATCTTCCGCATCTCTTTTTTTTGCTGGTCGAGAAGCGTGGTTTTACTGGCGATGGTTTCTTTGAGGCTGACTATCTGTGTTTTTTGGCGTTCCGGGTTCATCGACTTGAGCTGGTCATTCTCAGTCTTCAGTTGTCGCTTATCACCCTGCAGAACAGCAATCTGTGCTTTTGCGATTTCCTCTGCGGCCTGCGCTTCTTTTGTTGTTAACTCCATATCAGCCAGCTTTTCAGCGAATCCTGCTGCCTGAAGTCCCAGCGTGGTGTTTCGGTCATCCAGTGCTTCGCATTGCTCAACGACAGCGTTGAACTCGTCAACCTGTAGGTTGTATTGCTCGATAACCAGCACTTCTAACTGGTCAGTCAATGCGAGGGCACTTTCGACAGATGCCCGGGAAATGCCGGCAGTCTGTTCGACGGCCAGCTCGAGTTGGGAGCGAACAGGGCGCAATGAGGTTGCCAAAACTGTTGCCACCGTAGAGTCAGAAATAGTGGTCATTCTGACACCTCCTGGCTTCGACGCTGGCAGATTTCAGCACGAACGTTACGATAATGCTTATTTGTTTCTGAGCAGGGGTATTCAGTCGATTTCAGCCAGAATGCCTGTGCTGTTTTGTAGTTCCCGCGCCGTTCTTCGCTGGCGGCGCGCTCGGTGATCATCTTGCCTTGCTCTTTCATCTTTTGAGCCAGTGTTTTCATAGGTGCTAACCTTTGTATTCTCGAAATAACAGGTAATGACGCGACTGTAACCGATAACAAATAACAGCCGGTCAGTTGTGCGCAGATACCGGTATCCGCGCCGTCGCTGCAATCCCAGTTTTCGCAGCCTTGCCTTGGTCAGGGGTTTTGCCTGCAGAAGATCGTCGATGATGAAACAGGGAAGGGATTGCCGCCGTTCGGTGTAACGCCGGATGGCGTGGTCAGTAATGCTGTTAACCATCGCCAGACGTGGGATGGTAATATCGGTCATTAGCGGGATTTAAACTCCGTAATGGCCTTAAGAAGACGGATTTGCCAGAGACAGTCGTTAAGGGGCATATGTATGCCGGCGGAAAGATGTTTAAGCGCAGAGGCAACAAATCCGTTGCGTTCGGCATCATTGAGTAGCGACTGTACATCATTCACATTACGGCGAAACCACGGCACCTGAACGTCAGCATGCCTGAAGGCGTTTTCCCACTGTGGGATATCGAAGCGCGCTGGCTTTGCCCAGATGTGCACTGACTGATGTAAATCACTGAGGCCCGGCGTCTCATCTTCCTGCCAGGTACGACGACAGGAGTCGAGCACGAAACGATAGAACTCGCAGCATGCCGAACGAATGGAAATGCGGTCTTCCTCGCCATAGAACACGGATTGTTGTGTTTCCTTATCCTGCGACATCCACCAGGCCACAGTGCTGGCGTCAATTACCGTTCCGGGCTGACGATCATGACTGATGCTGATAACTTTCTCAGCGAGCGGGGTGAAGGTGTGTGGATCGAATTGAACTAACCCAACCTGAGCAATATGCGCGTTGGGCAGAACGGATAACGTTTCGTTATCGATCATGATATGAACGGGTTCTTGCATAATTACCTACATTTGCATTGCGAAGTTGAGAAAGGCCAGAGCAAAGGCGCACAACACCACGGCGAAAAGTACCGGCCAGCGCAACTGACTATCTGGCGGCATCACAGTGACAGGCTCGGGATGCTTGTTAAAACGCGCCTGGCAGCGAGGGTGAGGCCGGAAAGGATCATTGATAAAGATGGTTTGACGGGCGTTACGGGCCGCCATAGATTTTGTTAACACCTGAGATTTCATGTATATTTCTCCTGCTCCTTACTCTCCGTTAGGGGCAATACCATTCAAACTGCTAACCTTGTCTGGTATCTCGTGTAATCAGCGGTTTGGTCGCTGCTGATTGGGATAGCCCCGGTTTGGTCGCCGGGGCTTTTCTCTTTGTGAGGTGCCTGCTTTTTTCCACTTCAGGCGAGATGGTACTCTTGCTGCCACCACAACAAGCGAGAGTTATTCGATGGAAAAACCACAAACTGGCGAGTGTCCGCTCTGCGATACTGGCGCTGTGTACAGATTTACCGATCATGACAACTACAGGATGTATCGATGCCCGAATTGCGGCATTTATGAAGTAAGCGTTGGTGCGGAGCGGAAGATCAGGAAAATTTCGCCAGAAAAGCGACTGGAATTTTCAAGTCTGTCGATAAATGCCCCAGAGGACATGATGTTGGAAATCAGATCTGATATTAATGCTGACGCAAACGATGTTGTTTGCAAATACGTTCCTCGTCGGTCAGCAGTTCATCAGGAACCTCACGAACAGAGAGCATCAGGCCCTGACTGTTGATTTTTTTATTCAGCACCTGAAAAGCTTTACCTGGATATTGATTGACCAGGCTGGTTATCCGGTTAATTTCTTCCTCAGTTGGCGATTTCTCATTATTTCCAAAGAACGACATATTACTTCCTCGTAAAAGGCCCAGTGTTTTAATGTTGGACCAGGTGAACTGCAGCTGCTATTACAATTCCAGCTGGCGAATAATCACGTCCAGCCGCGCATTGGCAGTGGCAACAGATGCCCCGAACCGGTGAATAACATCGGCCAGTGGAGAAAGTGGTTCATTTACTTCACTTGCACCACTTCCTTTAACTTCCGGGCAGGGTGTAACTACCGGGATCAAGCGGTCATGTAAATTGCTGATTCGCCCGTGAAGACTATCAAGCTGATCCCACACCTGATTGACCTTTACATCGATTACAGAACGTTTGGGTTCGGCACATACTGCCATGCCTGTTGTCCCGCTTTGTCCATTCATTGGGTGATAACCTCTTTGTTGTGAGTGGTGACGCTGTTCTGCGTCATGATTTTCAGGCCTAACTTGAAAGCAAGGTGATATTCCGCAACCGCACCGTCGCTGCCTTTCCAGCCATGTGCATCCAACAAACTATCCCTGGTTCATCTAATCGGATGTGGATGCCTGAAATTAATGAGAAATACTTTCAAAAATTTTATATAAACTATCTTGCATGGGTTAACTTACAATCATGTCACAACGTATCTTAGGCATGGTAAACAACCAACCAATGTAATCATTCGGCTGGTTGTTTTTTTAAAATATAACTAAGGTGTTATTTTTGTTTTCTGAAGTGTTCTGCAGCTCTTTTTATTAACTTCCGAAAATTCTCTTCGCCTTGATTTTGCCAAGCATCATAGGTGCTTGAGGTGGCATTGTACTTTGATGCTTTACTAAAGAAAACAAAAGCACCTTTAATATATCGACTGATACTGCGTGCGGTTTCTGGAAGTGGTTGTTCATTATATTCACCCATTTCCCATGCTTCAGGGCCGACATATTCTGCTGGGCTTAGTTCAGTAAGATATTCATCAAAGTTACCATGTGAAAGATGTGATGTGATATTTGTAGGTTCAATTTCATCCGCCTCGAGCCAGAAGTAATTCCACTCTGGATCATGCCCAAATGATTCGAAACAGAGTTTTTTAGGTTTAAGAATTTCGGCACATTGATCACTTATCCGCAATTCCATAAATCCATGCTCTCCAGCAGATGCAACATCAGTCAAGTCATTCCCACCTCCACTAGGATAAAACATGTGGTTAAGAGATTTTCTAACGGCTATTAACTTGAGGACACGTATAATGCTATCTAGATCGTACCATTCTGTATGACTCGGGGTACCTACAGGAAATAATATATTCTGAACCTCCAGCCACTCAGTAAGATTTCTCTTTTTAAAGTCTCTATTTAGTTCAATCCACTCTTGGATTTTTTGTTTGAACTCCTTGATGCTCGGTCTTTTAGAAGGCAAATTATCTGTCGCACTTTGGAGAAGATCTTCAAGCGGTGTCAAATAGCTATTGTTTTCATAATTCGAAAGAGAAATCACGCTACCTTTAACATATTGTCCGTCAAAGCCTAAAGGTGTTTTGGTTAGGGCAATCCATAGCGACTTGGCCAAGGAATAAACATCTGCTGAACTACCTTCAGATTTGTATGCTTCTCTTCGCATTTCGGGGGCCATGGTAAACTTGGCTCCAATGTCTCTTCTCTCAGGTGTTAATTGAGGGCTTTCAGGAAATTTCACCAGTCCGAAATCAGTTAAAAAAACTCTATCCTGATAATACAAGAAATTCTCAGGTTTAATATCCCTGTGGAAAATGTTATTATTATGTAGGTTCTCTATAGTTTCTATTAGTGGTATGAATAAGGTGACTATTTCAAGAAAATCTTTCTCTTGAATAACTTCGGTAAAAGGTATCGCAAGTGGCATTGTATACCAAGGCTTGCTATCTTGAGTTTTCTCTGGCAAGTTATACTGAATGATAGGCATAACTCCATCAATACCACATTCAGTCACGATTTTTATTTCATTTTTGAATCTATTATATGTATCATCGCGAACAGTACGAAGAACCTTTAATGCAACTCTTTCAGATGTTTCTTTATTTTCAATGAGTGTAACATCTCCGTTACCACCTTGCCCCAGTATATCAACTGTAAAATAACCTTCTACAGGGCATTTGGGTAATCCTTTTGCTGTCATAATAATTTCCTAAAAGTAATTAATGATTCATTATACAGTCTTCATTGATTACGTGGTCTAGATCATTAACCGCATTTCGTAATCCGGCGCGGTTTCTCCGTTAACGTGGGAAGGCCGTGATCCCCTTACTTGCACATTAAGCCAACACATCCCGAAGGACCGCCTCCGGGATTCTCGTACTGTCAGCACCCTGGCATGTGCCAGACCAGCAACCCATTCGGGCTGTTAGTTCTATCGACCTGTCCACGTTGTTAAAGAGCAAGGGCCTTCGCCTTGGATTTATTGTTGCACTTATAGGTAAATAAAAACAACACCAAAAGTGCAAATTTAATATTCAATAAAATCATCGTATTGAAAAATATAAGAAAATAGTTAAAGGACAGGGTATATGGAGAGATGCTTACTGGTAAGTGAAGATCCCTGAAGGGCTTTACGTAGTCCCTCAGTAAGCAAGGTTCCTAGCTTTTCGGGATCTGAAGAGTGACAGATGATTTCGATGCAACTGCCTTTTGCTGAATCATAAAGAGCAGCCCTGATAAGATAGTGGTCATTTAAATCTTTCAATATCAACATGTTACACCTCCATTTAAGATAAATCTCATTCTAAAGTGGTGTCAGGAAATTGTTTGACCAAAATGGTGGGGAATTACTTCATATTTATTATATAAAATAAGGAATTACAGAGTATTGCGGGGCGCTAAATGTGACAAGCTACGCAGCAAAAACCTAACTGTGTAAAAATACAGTATTTAGTTTGAAGCTGCAGGAATGAATCTTTCCGGGCTCACAATTGCAGAAATTGGATAAATGGCACGGATATTATCCTTATACAGCATAGAAGGGCGATTAGAAGTGTAGTCAGATACGGTGTAACCGGCTCCAGAGTCAAGCATCAGCATAGTTATTAGTGGCTGACTTTCGTCATGAAGTAAAACATAGACATCATCACCCGGTTGGCATGTTCTCCCCGGTTCAACGACTAAAAATTCCCCAGATTTTACCCGCGGCCATAGTTTGGTACCAATAATCTGCACGCCGAAAGAGGAAAGTTGCGAGTTGTCCAGTCGTAGATAGCCGCCCAAAGGCTCAGTGCAAACTTTACCATCGTCGGTAATGACCTTTAGACGTACAGGCACCCGCTCCTGAAGCTGAGTTTCTGTAAGGGACAATTGTAGCGATTGAGATTGTTGTCTGAGTTCTTTATCAAGTGAGGGGCTGATGTCTGACACATCAACTTGAAGAAGCTTAGCTAGTGCAGACACGGCCTTTGTATTCAGTGAATTACGGCCATAGAAGTAATGCCCCAGTGCAGAAAGACTGATATCCATTTCATCAGCAATTCTCTGCATTGTGAGGTCAAGACTCTTTTTCTTTGCTTCGTAGATGCTTTTCAGTCTCTCAGCATCAGCAATTTGTTCTGAAGTTAATTTTTTCTTCTGCATCCAGTCATTTTATACCATTGGTACATTTGTTTAATGCATTTTAGGTGTTGTCATATTTGCACTAAAAATGTAGTCTTTCGAATGGAGGACCTATGAAAAAACAGCGCTAAAAGATCTGGTGAGTAAACATGGTGAACTTAGTCGGGTTGCCAGAGGATTGAATATCCAGCCATCGGCAGTACAGAAGGCGGTTAACTCTGGCCGAGATATCACCATTATCGAATACAATAACGGGAAAATGGTCGGGTCTGAAGCTCGTCCTTTTCCGTTTAAATCCCGCTGACCACGGGCATTTTCAACCTTAAACAAATACACGAGATAACCATGACTAAATCCATCCTTGAACGTCTGCCTCAACGTCGTAATCGCGGTGTAACACCGGATGACATGCGCACCGAAGACATGCGCTGTCGCGTTACTCCGGCTCGTCGGGTTGCAGTTGATGCCGTGGCCCGTAAATGCCGGGATCACGGCGTTTCTCATAAGTCTGACGTAATGAACCTGGCGCTGGAGAATCTGGTTTATCAGATGACCAGTTGCGATCCGGAACTTGCCGAAGAAATCCGCCGCGCGCTTAAAGCTGAGGCACTCCCAACAGATCACTCATGGCTTGCTGGTGGAGAAGATGAATAACAATGCCCGTTCACTCGAAATTGCCCGTCAGGTTCTTATCCGGCAGGCCCGCGCTGCCGGTGGAGAACCAGCTGTTCAGGCGCTGCTTGATCGCCTGACTGCAAACTATTCGCTAATCCGGAACAACGGTAGCGATAAAAAACACTAAGCGTGCCGGGCTTGCACCGGCACCGTGCTGCGACCAACAGCACTCGGTTAGCAATTGAATGGTAACTCTGTCCCTGTCTGCGAGAAGGGACAGTAGGGCGAACTATGAGCCGAATATTCGATATTGTTCAGTCACTGACTGGGCAGAAAAACAATCTGGTTGTCCCCAGGCAGTTTCTGCGTTTCTTTGCCGGAGACCAGCAGGCCTATCAGCTTGCGGCAATTCTGAACCAGATCATCTTCTGGTCCGGGCATTCAACCCGTGAAGACGGCTGGTTTTATAAGACCCATGAAGAACTGGGAGAGGAGGTCGAACTCAGCTCCGATCAGGTTCGTCGTGTCGTCGATAAATTATCAAAGACCTACCTTGCCGGTATTCTCAGTACGGCGAACAAGCGCACGGCCAACGGCGATAAGGTCAAACATTACCACCTTGATGGTGACGCTCTTATCGAAAAACTGTTCCCGGCAACACCGTGTCCGGGGGAGAAAAAAGAGCCTGATTCGCCAGACGGGAATGGCGAAGTCGCCGAACCGGAACCGCATAACCGCCAGTCCGGAACGGCGGAAGCGCCGCTCCCTGGGTCTGGCGAAGTCGCCGTTCCTATTCTCTATACAGATCCATACACAGATCTAAACATACAGATCTTAAATTATCGTCCGCGCACAATTTCTGAGCAGACGAAGCGTTTTCTTGAACGCCATCCCGATGCGCTCGACGGGGTCTATACCGCCGGTGGCCGCTCATGGGGCAACCAGGATGATGTTGTCGCCGCTGCGTATGTCTTTAAGCGCGCGCTCAACATCAACGCATCCCTCGGCGAACCAAACTGGATTGAGTGGGCAAACGACATTCGCCTGCTGCGCAATGCCAGAAACGTCACGCATAAACAGGTCTGCGAGGTGTTCCGCTGGGCCAACAAACACCATTTCTGGAGCACCAACATCCTCAGCCCGTCCGGGCTACGCCGCAAATGGGACAACCTTGTCGCACAGATGGGATGCCGATCAACTGGCGCCGGTTCCGGTGGCCTCGACTGGGATAACACTGACTGGGCTGAAGGAGTGCTGGGATGAAAGACCTGATGCAGGCAATACAGAACCATGACGGCAGGGCAATCAGCCGACTGGCCGGTGGCACATCTCAGCCCCCCCAGCGTGAAGAGCAGGCCGCTCTGGTATTCAACGACCTGTTTCGCCAGTTGCGCGCCACTTTCCCGGCTCTCAGCACACACGTCAAAACCCAGGATGACCTCGATGAATTTCGTCGAACCTGGATGCTGGCATTTGCCGAGAACGGGATCACCACCATGGCACAGGTGAATGTCGGAATGCAGATTGCCCGCCAGCAGGAAACCCCGTGGATCCCGTCACCGGGTCAGTTCGTTGCCTGGTGCAGGGAAGGGAGCCAGCGGGTTGCCGGTCTGCCTTCTGACGAAGAACTGGTTGAGATTGTCCGGGACTACTGTCGCTTGCGAGGGTATTTGTCTTCTCCGGAGGCGTATGACTGGAAGCACCCGGCACACTACTGGATGGTTACTGCGCTGTATGGCGGTATGCGCTCCAGCAACTGGACGGAAAAAGAATTGCTGGAAGCTGCGCGCCGGGAACTGACCGCCATGGCCGAGAAAATCCGCCGCGGAGAACCTGTCCCCGAGCCGATTCTGGTGCTCACCGAAAAACCACGCCCGCCATTGTCGCGTGAAGAGGGGTTAAAACGCATTACAGATATTCGCAATAAGTTCGGCCTGACCAGACGAACGAAGTAACACGAGAAACCGCGCCTGACCAGCGCACTTAAACCAACAAAACATGAGGTTAGCAATGTTTAATCTGAAGAATCTGCGGTTATACCGCTTAAGCCGTGACGTTAAATTTGATACTGACTCGCTGCAGGAAAAGTTAAGCGCTATGCCGTGGATACTTTGTCGAACGGAGGTGCTCTGCTGATGGCTTATCAGATCCATACTGGACGTTGTGAAGACGTGTTGAAAACTCTGCCAGCCAATTCCGTAGATGCCTTAGTAACCGATGCTCCTTACGGTCTGACTGACGATCTGGACAAAGATACCCTTAAGGAGGTGTTGTCCCACTGGCTGAATGGCGAAGAGTATGCCCACAAGGGAGGCGGCTTTATGGGCAGGAAATGGGACAGTTTTGTGCCGTCACCGGTGATTTTCGAAGAGGCGCTGCGTGTGCTTAAGCCCGGTGCATGGTGTGCTGTATTTGCCGGAAGCCGCACGCAGGATCTGATGACACTGTCGCTGCGTCTGGCAGGCTATGATGTGAAGGATGTCGGTATGTGGTTGTATGGCACTGGCTTCCCTAAATCGCTGAATATCGCAAAAGCGATCCGCGCGGCACTGGGAACAGATAAGCCAGAGTGGGAGGATTTTGGTACTGCAATGAAGCCAGCATATGAACCATTCATCCTCTGCAGGAAGCCGCTTTCAGGTACGTATGTCCAGAACATCGTGAATTATGGTGTTGGTGCACTGAATATTGGTGCCTGTCGCATTCCCACCAATGAGTCACTGGCTGGTGGTGCGGGAGCGCTTTTGTCCGATGTTCGTGATGGTAGTTTGCCAGAGGGGATCGAATGGATTCCGGCAACTGGTGGACGCTGGCCTGCCAACATTCTGCATGATGGTAGTGATGAGGTTGTGAATCTGTTCCCCGCACAGTCTGGCGCGGCTGCGCCGGTCAAAGGTACGGAACCCTCTGCCGCTGGTAATGGCATGGTTTACGGTCTGCGGGCCCGTGTCAAAACGCATTTCCACGGTGACCAGGGCAGCGCAGCGCGCTTTTTCTACTGCGCAAAAGTCTCCAAAAATGAGCGTGATATTGGTATGGAACGCTTTCTACCGGTCACGGCTAGCGATATGACCGGCGGGCGCAAAGAGGGCAGTGTGGGAATTAACGATCCGCGCGCTGGCGCCGGGCGTACCGCCGGGGCGAAGAACCCGCATCCTACCGTAAAACCCATATCCCTGATGCAGTACGTTTGCCGTCTGGTTACACCGCCCGGCGGCACTATCCTCGACATGTTCATGGGGTCCGGTAGCACCGGCTGCGCAGCAGTAGGCTCTGAGTTCGGGTTTATCGGTATCGAGATGAATCCGGACGATTGCGTCACCGCAGCGGCACGTATTGGTTATGTCTATAAACAACGGGAATGCTCCTATGGGATCAGAGTATGAGAGCCTTACTTAACCCCATTATCATTCGCGAATTGGATCTGGTAATTGTGCGACCGGGTCGGTCACTGATGGGATTGTTTTACGGTCCAATCATCATTGAGCCCGCTGGCGAAAAGGAGGCCGGGCGTAAGCCCGGTTTACTGCCGGAAGCGCAGCCATTACTGTCGGATCCCGCATATTCCTCATTCTGGATGAATTCTGAGGTGCTGCACGTCGCTGGTGGCACTGTCCAGAGTTGGGTCAGAAGGTTTAATGTCTGCCAATGGGACCATAATATTGATGAATACCATCACCCGGAACTTACCACGGCCAAGTACGAGCAATCAGGCCTTTGCCTGTGCTGGCATCATGACCGCGTGCTGGTGGACCAGCCTCTGGCACTGGTTGAGGAAGTTGCACGGCAAAATGCTGCAAAATACATTCTTGAGTCAGTCTGTGCGCATTTTCGGTACCCCGATCATCACATCGTTACTGTCAGTGACCTGGGGTGCTGGGCGTTGGTTAAACGTGTTGCCGGCCTGCTCCCTGACAAAGCCATTCGCCAGTTGTTCGGCATGCCTGCAGCAGAACCAATCAAATCAGTCTATCGTGAGAGCGAACTGGTAATAAATCCGCCAGACCCACCAGCGATAATCGCTGCTTCTGCAGAAGATGCGTCGGTTCTGGTTGTCACGATCGATGCTGACGCGCCAGCGCAGTACATGCGCCGTCCGAAAATTCCTCGTTGGGAATGTCAGGCGTACACTGACTGGGTCAAAATGCAGGCGTGTTGCGGTTGCGGTGCACCAGGAGACGATCCGCACCATCTTGTTGGTCACGGGTTCGGCGGTACCGGCATGAAAGCAGGGGATTTCCACGTTATGCCCATGTGCCGTATTTGTCACCGGGAATTGCACGACAACGTAGCTATATGGGAGAGTCAACATGGTGGCCAACTGGAGCATATTTTTAGGTTACAGCACCGTGCTCTGGGGTTGGGTGTGATTGTAACAGACTGCGTGTAGTGGAACCGAATGATTTGCTGCATCATGATTCAATACGATGCGCATGTGGTTTGAGTAATTCAGACGAGAGAGCGCTTTGTGTCGAAGCAGACGTGCATACTAATATGTGCACTCAGCTCACTGTAATCATCAACAACATTCGGGCGATTTGGGGAGTGCTTCAAATTTTTCAGAACCCAATTTGTTATCATTTGCAATTGTTGTAAATGAATATAAGGTGATGTAGCATTTTTGATCGAAATGCCTTTCAAGTGACCCGTTTACTTTGGGGGCTGGAGTTGATGGTTAATGTGCAATAAAATTGCAATCTGTCTTATAAATTAATAGGAAGGGAAGTCTTAATGGTCGATAAAGCAATTACTAACCCTGGTTTCCACAAACAGTTTCTGTTGGATAGATTTAATGCGGATGAGCAAAAAATATTAAAGCTATTATCTAAAGGATGGTATTTAACTAATTCCGGCGAGGAGTTACAAATTGCTCAATCTCGATATAATTATTTCCTCATGAAGCCTACGCCGAAGACCTCTGAAATGTTCAATATTGAGAGAGAGATTGTTTGTGTATTTAGTAATTACGACTATTTTGAACCAAGAACATTAGATTTTTTCGAGCAAGTGTATATGCGTCTTCCAAAGATGCGTACAGAGGTGGTTTGTGCTGTTCTGATTGGTAGAGCACCTGATACAGAAGAAAAGGTCGAACATCTTCTTAAATCTGATCCAGAGCACCAAATTATTGTACCTGTTAGTTATGTCGAAATGATGCAAGTGAATGCACTTAGAATTCTTGAAAATAGATTTAGAAAACATTTTTACTCTCGAGATTTGTTCTCGTTTTTGTCTCCGCTTAAAAAAGACACGTATTTTTTTGGTCGTTCAAATCTTATAAATGAGATTGTCAACCGATTCCAATCTGGGGAGCACACAAGTCTTTTTGGTCTTAGAAAAAGCGGTAAAACGTCAATTGTTTATGCAATTCAGAGACGTTTAGAGGCGAATGGAGATTGTTTTGTCTCATTAGATTGCGAAAGCCCATCAATACATGGACTTCGTTGGTACGAGTTGCTCGAGAGACTGGTATTATTGTATCTAGATGCAAAAAAATCAAAAGTTAAAATTGAAACTTCAGGTAGATATGACTTCAAAAGTGCTGCAGATAGTTTTGAGAAAGATATATTAAAAATTTACAACTCAAAAAAACCAGCAAGTGCTATCTTTATTTTTGATGAAATTGAAAGGATTACTCCTAAAACAGGTGCTTCTATTCATTGGAGAGAAGAAACCGATTTTATATACTTCTGGCAGACAATGCGAGGTTTTTACCAGAAACATCCGTCTGTTTTTTGCTATATGTTAGTTGGTACAAATCCAAGTTGCACAGAAGCTCCATCATTATTAGGGCATGACAATCCAATTTATGCTTCAATTCCTAGCCAATACGTACCTCCATTTACTGTTGACCAAGTAAGTCAAATGGTTACACGTTTAGGTGATTATATGGGGTTGAAATTTGATACATTGATTGCTGCGAAATTGACAGAAGACTATGGCGGACATCCATTTTTAATTCGTCAGGCATGCAGTCAAATTAATAGGCTAATATCTACCGAACGACCTGTGGTAATCGATAAGGCTCTATATAATAAGTCTAAGGGCGAGTTTAGAAATAATTCGCAAGAATATTTAGCGATGATGATTCAGGTATTGTCAGAGTGGTACCCTGATGAGTACGAAATGTTATGTTTACTTGCTCAAGGTGATATGGATAGTTTTAATTCATTCGCTCATGATCACACATCTTATACTCGACATTTAATTGGTTATGGACTTGTTCAAAAAGGTGCGTCGGGTTATTCTTTTAATCTGGAAGAAATTTCCGATTTACTTAGAAGAAAACATCAACATGAGAGATTAAACTTAACCGAAGAAGAAAAAGTTCAAGAGATCTCGCTTAGACGAAACCGTCTAGAAAAAGGTTTGCGGGTACTTGTCAGAAACTCATTGAAGATATCTAAAGGCGCAAATAAAGCCAAAGATGCTGTTATTACTGCAGTTCCTGAGAGCCGTAGATCAATGTTACAAAATTATGAACTATCTGGGCTCTTAGATCCTGACTCATCTCCATTATTCTTTCTAGAACTAATTAATATAATCAAAAGAGAGTGGGTGACTTTTGAAAATGTGTTTGGAATTGATAAAACAAAGCTAGTCCTTATGCTTGAAGAAATTAACACAAAAGGTCGTCCAGATGCACATGCAAAATGTATTGATGAAGATGATTTTCAGCAGTTACGACTTTACTTTAAAAAACTTGAGTTAATACTTCAAGAGTGGTTGTGAGTCAACGTAATCAATTTAGTGTTGCTTAATAACTAATTATCATACCTGCTGCATACTTCATTGCGGCAGGTATATGAGTACGTATTGAATAAGTTTACTTCTCGCTCATAGCAGACCTCGTGGCGCATAAGGTGGTCCGCTACGTGCCATGAAGCGGACTATTTGTGCTAACTAAAGTAGTTGGGGTTGTGTTAAAGCTCACCGCACCCTTTGTGAGACGATGGTTGCTTTAGATTGTCAAATGGGGTCAGTCCACTGTGGATACAACATCGTGCGATGAGGCCGAGGGGCCTAAAACCAAAGTGATGCATTACTTGTTCTCATGGCTGTATTATTGTTTTATGATTCATCTGCCAATTTTCTCATGGAATCAAACGGATGAACCAGAAAGCATGGTCTTTTAAAGCAGTAGGTCAGGATGATCTTCGGTACTTTGGTAATAATGGTTATCACGATGACTCGACTAGTTTTTACAGATATGACAACTTTGTTCCAAACCATAAGCAAGTTAAAAAGGGAGATATTGTCATAGTAACTGACAGAAAAAATGTCCTGGGTATATCAGTCATAGACGATATAACATCGACCCCATACATAAAACTTCGTAACCGATGCCCATATGAAAACTGCGCACCAGCAAAGCTAATCCATCGGAAATCTAAAAAACCAGAGTGGCGCTGCAGCAACGGTCATGAATTTAATCATCCTAAAGTAGAAGAAGTCCCAGCACTTGAATTTACAGCAGACTATAAAAAAAACTACAGACCAATTAGTTCTGTCTCTATAACAGACTTAATATCTCACACACCTCGCTATAATGTTCAGAGTTCAATTCAGGAAATCGACTTTGAATGGGCAAAAAATCTGTTTGGTGGCATCGTTCAGCTGGCCCCTACTGAAGCAGACTGTGATGATACTCTTCTCGATGCTGATGATCAGCGAAAGGCTGTTTTGCGACATATTAAGCAACGGCGCGGTCAAAAAGCATTTCGTGACAGTTTGATAGCCCAAACCGCTAAATGCGTTGTAAGCGGCTGCGAAATTGTTGATATCCTCGAAGCCGCACATATCACTGCATACAAAAATGATACACACAATCATGTAAGCAATGGACTATTACTGCGTTGTGACATGCATACGCTTTACGATCTGGAACTATTTGCTATCGATCCGGATTCATTCATTATATACTTTGCTTCACAGATCCAAGATAAAGAATATACGCGGTATCATGGGAAAAAATTACAAGTAACGTATAAAATTAATCGTGGAGCACTTGTGGAAAGATGGGAAAGGTTTATTGAAAAGAATGAGTTAGTTGAAGACGTACCGATGAGTATGGCCATTCAGATTTAGATGTTGTTACATATGAGGATTACATTTCATTAGACATTCTCTATGTTCAAAGTCTTTTCCTGACTCTGAGTCTATTACCATAACTCTTGGTCACAATTCCGTTAAGGTACAGATTTTAATTATCTGTACCTATTAATATCATTCTGACGATTTTAACCGGAGGCATTAACCACCCATTGATTGTGCAGCTTGTTTGAGCAATTTTTTACGGCATCGATAACTGACTAGTAACAACACAAATGACAAGATTGAGCTGGCTAATTTACGATATATTTCATTTTTTTCTGAATAGCTTTCATAAGCATCAGCAAGTGCACTATATGTTCTGGAAAGACGTTGTACGGATGTAAAATATGACACCATTATATTATCACATATCTCAGATTGAGAATTTTCAGATTGAGAGATATTGCGTATTATCACCCGAGTTTGAGCAACCAAAGCATCAGATAGTTTATCCTCAGATGGAGCGGACAGTACTGAAACCAATGCCAGGTAATCTTTAGTTGCATTTTTATTACACTCAGCCAGTTGAGGGAGAATTTTATGCAAGTCGTCAGTCGTAATTTTAACTGACTTGCGAACTTCCGGAGGAAGACTCGTATACCAGTTAACATTTTTTAACTCTTCAAAGGGTTTTAGCATACCGATGATAATTGGTTTTTCGGCCAACCAAAAATCCAAATAACGCGATTCTGAAATGCTTACCTTTAGTGCGATTTGAGCAGTTTCAGAGAATGTATGCTCACGGGATGTCAATTCTTTTCTCATCTCATCCCGTTGTTTTTGATACTCATTACGTAAATTAACAAACAACTGTGTATGTTCAATGACGATATTTTCATAATATCCTGGTGGCGTTACAGGAATGGATTTTAAACTTAACCATCCAAAATTAAATAATCCAACACATATCATGAGTAATACTGCTGCTATTTCGTATTTATTGCGCCTGACAAACTGAAAAAATACTATCATCAGTACTTTTCTCTTATTAAATTTATTTGTATGTGCTGCTCTTCATTCAACATCTTTCGTAATCTCCCCTATTAGCTGCACTCTAGGGCTGTTAGTTTCTCACTGTGTACCTCGCTTGAATAAGTGTATGTTCTGTTTTCTTGAGAACTACATCGCACAATACAAAAAAACTTCTGCTTCGGAGGCTAGGCTGACGTTGAAGTAAGCTGTCTTCAAACTGACTAAAGAGCCAGCCTTGATATAGGCTGACTCATTTTAGAAATGATAACTATTTCTTGCTCGAACGACACTCTCTGCACCAGCTTTGATTTGTCGCACCAGATGGTATTGTTCTGAAGCCGAAGAGAGCCTGTAGCTCACTAGCCGTGTGTGCTGTAGTCCGTTTGCAATTTGGACATGTATGTGGAAGATTTACAGTTCCTACCATTTTGAGCTCCTTTAGATTTCACCGCGTTCTTTGAGAATCTTCATTGCGACACTTTTTTCACGATCGCTGGCAGAACTGAAGAATCCCTCTGACTTGATCAGCTGTTTCAATTCTGCACTGTTTTTACCTTCAAGACGCATTTTAATAACCTGCAACTCGTTTACTTGAGCTTCTAGTGCGCTAGCTACGCCTTTTATGATTTTTCCTGTGACGTTCCAAAATCCCACGTTTACTTCTCCATTTTTCATCTGGTTCTTCTCAAACCAGAACATGCTGAAAAGTTTGCGATTCACTCGAGAAAACTTAATTATCGGCATGTGCCCCATAAACCTGAGAAATCAATTTTTAACAATTTATGAGAAGGGAAACAATCTTGGTGGAGGCTTACTTACAGTGATTTTTACCCAGTGTATCTTGGAGAAGATTTTTGTTACGGATGCGGTGCTGCTTACGGGGTTGTATAGGGGTATATTCTTTGCCACTAATATTTTTATACGACGATAAGATATGATTAATTTGGCGTATTATGTGAATGCTATTAAAAACGGAAAGGAAGTAATTTGCATTCAAGAACAGTGGGTACAGGATGATTTGGCTGAAGTTGAAACTATCGCCATGGAATGGCTTCATGATAGCGGTGTGGTAATCCGATGCACTAATGAACTTGAAGCTACACAACATCCCAATAATGTTTGCCCTGAATGTTGGATTTGTTGGGAAGTGATAGATGCGGCAGGGCAGGAAATCAGGCCAATGAAGAAGAATTTTTATAATGTTTGTCAGGAGTCATTCTGGTTGAGTATGAATTGACAGTCTGTACTGCATTTCACTTTTTGCAACACTGCAAGCAACTGCTCCTTTTTATGAGATAATGCTCGCGACCAAAGCAGGTTAGCGAGACATAAAAATGAGCACAGAAACGGCTATCAAAATCTTCGATCCCCGGACGGCTAAGCTGGAACCACGCGGTGGCAAGTCGTCTATCCACTGGGATGACATTGCTGCAATACTGGCAACACTGGAACGTGAAAACCCAGTGGGTTATCAGATGATAATGGTGAATTACAGGGATGATAAGCAGCAGGAGCGCGCGTTGCGTGACAATGTCACAAAGTGGGCGAAAGCTTTCTGCTCTAAAAGCCAGTTAGCTCACAGACCGCTGGTTGAAAGGATGTGCCAGACGGTTGTCGACCTCCAGTTTCATAGGCCACTGAGCAGTCAGCATCGATCTCTTCAGCACCTGCATCGCCTGTATGGTCCGTATGCTCAGCGTGAAACTACACGTATGAAGAAGCTGAAAAAAATGCTCAGTAAAGAGCTGCGTGCTGACCGAATTAGTTACCTCGAAGATCAAATTTCAGCAGCCAGGCAGAATATTAATAACTGGGTAGTAGCCCATGCGCAGGCATCCACTCATTGCCCGCGCTGTCGTGGGACTGGAATCATTAACCAGCCTCAGCATGGCATTTGCCCCGTCTGCAATGGCGATCGACATATCGCCCCGACGCACCGAGAAATCTTGCGTCATATCAGTAGCAATACAGGCCAGGTTGAAATGTACTGGTTTGTGATGGACGAATGCAACTGGTGGTTATCGGCCAGTGCCAGTGCAGCGACAACGCGGCTCTGTGAACTATTTGAAATAAATCGCGATAGTTGACACAAAACGTTCTCAGGATGAAAATCCCAACAATAGCTGTATCTCTCGTAACCCGCCTCGTGCGGGTTTTTTTGTGCCCGTTTCCGGGCAAGGAAAGCGCAAATGGTCGAAAAAGAACCCGGTATTCTCGGCTGGATTGCATCGCTGGCGCCGTGGGCAGTCGGGCATGCCTACGCAACGTGGGGAAGTATCACTGCCTTCCTCGCTGCGTTGTGGTCGAGTCTGAAAGACGGGCGGGGATGGGTGTCATCTTTGTTCGGTGGAGTGCTGGCTGTTCTGATAACACTCAGTGTTCTGGCAGTGATGAGGAAAAGCGGGCTTCACGAAGAGTGGATGCCACTTGTGGGCCTGGTTGTTGGCTTCGTAGGTGCTGACAGGATCCGCGCGGCAGTTCTGGATGCGTGGGAATTACGTAAAAATAAACTGGTGAAAAACGATGAATCTGAAAAGTGAAATTATACCGCTACTGCGGCAGGAAGAAGGTGTCCGGTATTCGCCGTACATTGACAGTCTTGGTTATCCATCGACAGGCGTGGGTTTTAAGCTCGGTCCTTCAGGTGCGCCACTTTCACACTATACAGCTACGTTGGTGCAACTCATGAGGCAATGATTGATAACGATGACATCGCTCAGGCCTTAACTCATTGTAATCAGCCCCGGCAGGATATTCTGACCAGCATGGGTTATCAGATGGGTGTCGAGGGACTGACTGGTTTCCATCATATGCTTTCAGCGATCGTTGACGAAGACTGGGACGAAGCTGCAGCTCAGATGATGGACAGTAACTGGGCGACAGAGACGCCAGAACGTGCCAGTCGTCATGCTGCAGTAATGCGTAATGGCCAGTGGTCACCAACCTATGATTTTTGATTTATAACATTCTGATAATTGATGTATCGCTATGTTAAAAACAGCATAAACGATCTGATTTTCATCTCCACGTTTAACCAATTCCCGAAGGTTGTATTTTCCAATCCAGCATAAAATTCTGTAAGGAATTCTCATGAAATCGACAATCGTCTTAACTGGCGTGACATTGTGCTGCCTGTTGTTGTCCGGTTGCTCTGGCGCCAGAGTTGTGGAAACCACCACGACCGCGGGTACAACGCTGTCTACCGTCAGGGTTTCTGGTGGTACCGAACTGACCTTTAATCAACAATCCGGCTTACTGTGCATTGATGCAACCGGAAGCGGTGCATGTTCCCATCCGACTGAATCAGGGAAGTAGTTACTCCAGAGCGTCGCGTGCGGCGCTCGATAGTGATTACTGGATGTTGATATGGCGAAAACTGACTGGAAAAAGCTGGAGCAGGAGTTTCAGCGTGCTCATGCTAAATCTGGCATCAAATTGCAGGACTGGTGTGAACAGAAAGGTATCAGTTATGCCACCGCCCGCCGCCACATCAAAATGCGCAGAAGTGCGCAGTCAGATGCGCAAAAGAGAGTGCGCAAAAATGCGCAATCTGCTACTGAGGAATCCAGTGCTGATGCTGGAGAGGACGAAGATGCGCACAGAACTGACGACGATGAAAATTGCGCAGATCAGCCAGAAACGAAACGGATTCGCGGATCCCGATCTTTGGCCCCAACAAACGCATTCCAGGAGCGCAACACCGCCGCTGTAAAACACCGGGGTTACGCGAAGTATCTCGATGCAGATGGCCTGATGGATGATGCCAGCGAAATGGCGCTCATTGATGAACTGGTGTTCACCCGGGCGCGGGCACTTTCCGTAACCAGCACCATGAAGCGCATGTTCTCCGATATGGAAGAGGCGGAGACAGTTGAACTCCGGATTGAACTGTACGGAAAAATCCTGCAGGCCGAACAGGCGCTGGACCGCAATATCGGGCGTATTGAGTCCATCGAGCGGACGCTCAGCACACTGGATGTGTACGCAGCCACCACACCGAAAATTATCGCCGAGACCTCACGTATCAAAGCGGCTACCGCCAAACTTAAAGCCGAGACTGACATTCTTACCAGCAACAAGCGGGGCGTGACCACGCCAATGACGTCGATCGTTGCTGACCTGCAGGCTATGCACAATTCCGGACGGATAAATGACTTCCCGGAAGAGTGAACCGCAATACGGCGAACCGAACCTGACCGGTATGTCAGAAGAAGAGCAGCGTCTGTTCATCCTGACAAAACTCAGTAACCCGTGGTGGCGACTCAATAACCTATACAAGATTCAGGATGAGAAAGGGATTCTTGTCACGTTCCGCATGCGACCAGCGCAGCGCCGTCTGTTTCGCAACATGCACAACAAGAACACCATTCTGAAAGCGCGCCAGCTTGGTTTCTCCACCAGCATCGATATCTATCTTCTGGACCAGGCATTGTTCACACCAAACCTGAAATGCGGGATTGTCGCTCAGGATAAGCAGGCAGCAGGCGAGATATTTCGTACCAAAATAGCGGTGCCGTTCGATAACCTGCCTGGATGGTTACGGGCCTGCTTTACTGTCGTTGAACGTCGCAGCGGGGCGAATGGTGGCTTCATCCTGTTCGGGAACGGCTCAAGTATTGGCGTGGCCACGTCATTCCGTTCCGGTACCGTCCAGCGCCTGCACATATCCGAACACGGAAAGATATGCGCGAAGTATCCGGCAAAGGCGAAGGAGTTACGCACCGGTACGCTTAACGCCGTGGCGGACGATTGCATCATCTTTATCGAGTCTACCGCCGAGGGTGTGGGCGGGGATTATCACTCTATCTGTACTGCTGCAATTGAGCTGGAGCAGGCAGGCATCGAACTCACGGCGCAGGATTTCAAGTTTCATTTCTATCCCTGGTATGACGACCCGAAGTATCAGGCACCGGTGCCTGCAGGTGGTCTGCGACTCAGTAAGTACCATCAGAAGTATTTTGCAGCCGTTGAGCAGCGTATGGGGATCGCGCTGACCGACAAACAGAAGCAATGGTACATCGGCAAGGAGCGAACGCAGGGCGAAGAGATGAAACAGGAGTTTCCGTCCACGCCGGAAGAGGCGTTCCTGACGTCCGGGCGAAGGGTATTCGATGCAATAGCAACCATGCGCGCCGGTGGCCGGTGCATTACACCACTGATTGTCTACGACATGGACCCGGTAACCGGGATAAAGTCAAAGGTGCAGGCGCTGCGTGGTGGAAGCAAAGAAGAACTCCAGCGCACGCTGATGAATCATCTGCTGGTATGGGAACTGCCGGACCCGGAAGAGGACTATGCGATCGGCGCGGATATCGCAGAAGGACTTGAGCATGGCGACCGCTCATCGTTTGACGTGGTGAAGAAGAGCACCGGCGAGCAGGTGGCGCACTGGTACGGGCATCTGGATGCGGAATTGTTTGCCATGCTTTTGGCCTACTCCGGGCGCATGTACAGCGGCATTGTCCGACAGGGTGAACATGAAACTCAGATCCCGGCGTACATCGGACCGGAGCGAAACAACCACGGCCACGCAGTTATTCAGAAACTCCGCGAGATTTACCCCACCAGCAGGATCTACACCGAAGAGTATATCGACCGCGATAACGACGACGAAACAGCGAAGCTGGGCTGGCTCACGACCAAACAGAGTAAGCCTATCGTCATCGAGGGCATGAAAACCCTGCTGCGCGAAGACTGCGACGGGATCCGCTGGATGGGAACCATCACCGAAATGTCCTCATATGTGTACGACAAGAAAGGTTCAATGAATGCGCAGGAAGGCTGCTTTGACGATCAGGTCATGAGCTACTGCATTGCGCAGGAAATGCGGGCACGTATGCCAGCACGCCCGGTTACCGTTTACAACGACACCAGACCACAGCACTGGATGACACAATGAAACTTATCGAAATCAGCAAGAACCGTCAGCATCGCGGACAGTTCACACAGACGCAGTTACTTAATCTCATGGGTGATATCGACGGTCAGCCGGACTGGCGTACCGATGCAAACCGGTGCTGTGCCTATTACGACGGCGATCAGATACCACCGCAGGTGGCTGCCGTGCTGGAAGAGCGCGGTCAGCCAGTTGAGTGCCAGAACCTTATAGCACCAGCGATTGACTCTGTGCTGGGTACCGAAGCGAAAACACGTTCAGATCTGCGTGTCGAAGCTAACTATGAAAACGACGACATGGAGAAGCTGGCGGAAGCACTGAATGCTGAGTTTTATACTGTGTGTCAGGAGATGCGCATTGATCGCGTCCGTTCTGATGCCTATGCCGGGCAGATTAAAGCAGGGCTGTCATGGGTGGAGGTTCGTCGCAACCCCGACGTAACCGGGCCGCGCTATATTGCTGAGCAGATAAACCGCAATGAAGTTGACTGGGACTGGCTGAGTAAAAAGCCCGATCTGCGTGATGCGCGCTGGGTGCGCCGTCGTCGCTGGATTGATTTGGATGAAGCTGTGATGCTGTTTCCGCAGCGGGCGGAGACGCTGAAGAATGCCGTCGGTACATGGGACACCTTTGACGACATCGAGCGCATTGATGGCGATGATGTTGATCTGCGTAGCGGGTGGGAGGAACGGCAGACGTGGAGTCGTAATGAAGCGGAGTATCTCAGTACCAGCCGCGACCGCATCATGCTGTACGTGATCTATTACCGTGTCTATGAGCGCATCCCGATGCTGGCGCTGCCGACCGGTAAAATGGTTGAGTACGATAAAAACAACATTACCCATGCCGTTGCGGTCGCCAGCGGGCGGGTGAAGATTGAAATGCGTCTGGTATCGTTTATTCGTGAATCCTGGTGGGCAGGGCCGTATCATCTGGGCGATCGTCCGTGTGATGCGCCGCAGGGGATGTTCCCGTTGGTACCATTCTGGGGATTTCGTAAAGACCAGAGCGGTATTCCCTACGGTCTGGTATCGAGGATGATTAGCGCGCAAAACAGCTACAACTTCCGGCATCTGAAGGTTACCTGGTTACTGCAGGCATCGCAGGTCATCATGGATAGCGATGCAACGAACATGACCGCAGAGCAGGTGCGCAAAGAGGCGAACCGTCCGGACGGCGTGTTCGTCCTCAATGCCGATCGTAAGAACAAAACCAAAGCAGCGGATGCGCTACAGATTAACCGGGACAGCAGCGTCAGCGCCCAACAGATGCAGGTTATGGAATATGACCGCCAGAACATACAGGACTGCGCCGGGATCTATTCCAGCTATATGGGGCAGGATGCCAGTGGTGTGGTTTCCGGCATCGCGGTCAGTAACCTGGTAGAGCAGAGTTCGACGACGCTGGCTGAGATCAACGATAACTATACGATGGCCTGTAATGCGCTGGGTGAACTGGTGCTGAACTATTTGCTGGAAGACCTGAAGCAGAAGACCAGCTACACCATCGTGGTGAACAGGAAGGACAAACGGCGCCGAAAGGTGGTTACCATCAACACGCCGGGTGACGATGGCAAGATCACCAACGACATCAGCCGCCTCGACGCGCGTATTGTCCTGGCACCGATCGACTCCACGCCAGCGTACCGCGCCCAGCTTGCCGATCGTCTGATTGGTATCATCCAGAAATTGCCGCCGCAGGCACAGTCTGCTGTCATTGATCTGGTATTGGAACTGGTGGAAATCCCGAACAAGGATGAGTTTATTGACCGCGTCAGCCGCGCGCTGGGAACGCAGGATCCGCAATACATGACCGACGAAGAGAAGCAGGCCTCCCAACAGCAGGCGAAGCTTAATGAGTTTGCTCAGGCACTGCAGTTCAAACAGCAGATAGCGGAGATTCAGAACAAAGATGCGGATACCGCCAGTAAGCAGGCCAGCGCGAACAAATCTCAGGCATCGGCGGACGGGCAGAAGTATAGCGATGGTCTCACAATGGCGCAGACTGGGCAGATCATGCAGCAGATGGAACTGACCCAGCAGACGATCACACAGCAGGGCCAGCAGATACAACAGTTGCAGCAGTTGGTGATTCAACTTGTTAGTGGCGGGGCAAAAATGGAACTTGAGTCATAGTTTAGAAAAAAGAATGAATTATCATTGAGTTACTTTGATGTAACTACGGAGAAACCTTAATGTCTGATAATAACCCGATAGGGAAATGTTTTTTATGTGGAGCGTCAGACGTTCCTTTAATGCGAAGTCATTTCTTACCAAAACATGTATATAGGAAGATTAATAAAGGATTGATTAAAGAAGGCCACTCTAAAATGCTATTACACGATGGCCTTTCAAAGGAGATGACTCGTGAAATTACAGGTGATAAATTTTGTAGTTGCTGCGAGGGGAAATTAAGCGCAAATGGTGAAAATTACTTTGCTGAAAATGCAATGCCGTCGGTAAATAATGTTGCGCCAAAACTTTTTAAACAGCTAATACTTAAATCTCCAATATCAAAGACTGATGAATTATTATATATAACAAAAGCTATTGATCAAAGTGATGAAGATAAGTTGCTTTATTTTATTGTCAGCATGTTTTGGCGGGGAACGTTAGAATGGAGCAACTTCATCCGATACGATCTTCCACCTGAGATTGAACGCGAGATGAAAATGTTTTTAAATGGAGATGTCGATAAAATAACAAAGTTTCATATTACGATAGATTTACCTGTGGAAAATGAACAGTACAGTGTATTTTTCCCTGCTAAATTAAAGTATTCATCACATACGAGATATATGTTCTCGATTTTATCATATGCGTTTAATTTAATACCTTTCCCTAATGAAAATGGAACTGTTTTTTATGGGCGAAACATTAAGATAGAGCGTGACAATAAAGCATTATTTGATCACTTGTATAAAGCAAGTAAAAAAATCGGGAATAAACCTCATGATATATCTTGGAATAACTGATTCGTGCTTGGTACGGGCTCATGACGTTACATCGCAAAAATTTGGTATGGCTTGACATTCAACTATCTCAGTATGAAAATCCCAACAATAGCAGTAATGCCACTTTAACCCGCCTTTGAGCGGGTTTTTGCGTTTTTACGCCGCCCGGACCTCGCCGGGATTCTTTCCCCAGTGCATCACAGCAAAGCCGTTCCCACGTGGAGCGGCTTTTTTGTATGTATTTTTCGTTAGCCGACGACACAGGCAAAGGTGAGATATGAGCAACGTTGAATTTACAGGTACCGAGACTTTAGAAGAGTTAGAGGCAAAGCTGGAACAGATTGATGCTGAGCCGGACGAGGAAATCATTGATGACCTCAATCCGGAGGACAAACCTGACCCAGTGCCAGCACCGACCAACATCCTGACGGGCGATAAACCACAGCCTGCCGCAGCCGCTCCTAAACCGGAAGATGGCGGGCAGGCAGCGCAGCCGCCGACGCCGGGCGAGGGTGATAAGTCGGCAGAGGGCAGTAAGCCGGTAATTCTTGCTAAAGACGGTGTGCACACTATTCCGTATGACGTACTGGAAGCCACTCGCGAGCGGGCGCGTCAGGCGGAAGAACGGGCACAACAGTTGTCTGCCGATGCTGCAAAGGCCACGCAGCTCGAGAAGGAACTGAATGACCTGAAACAACGTGCAGTGGATGCCGGTGTGGATGCCAGTCTTCTTGATGATTCCGGGCTAAATGATGAGCAGCTTAAGGAGTTGATGGAAGAATATCCCGCACTCGGTAAACACCTGCAGGCTCTTACCCGACAGATCAGCGCATTAACCGCCAGCCCCACGGCGGCGGCACCAGCCAGTGTTCCGTCGGCGGGAGCCAGTCCGGTTGATGTGGCATTAATGCAGTTACCGGAACTCGATGGCTGGCGCAGCGGCGATCAGGATCGCTGGGATATGGCGCTGGTCATCGACGGGCGACTGCAAAAAGACCCGGCATTCGCCGGAAAATCTCTCGTACAACGCTTTCAGGAAGTGGAGCGCCGGGTTAAGGCCGCCTTTGGCGAGGCTCCGGTGCAGGACCAGGCAACCATTGCAGCGCAGGCAGACAAAGCGGTCGCGGCAGCCGCTGCCACGTTGCCGGGTTCACCTTCCGATATTGGTTCGACAGTAACAGCACCTACCACGGACAGGGCCGCCCAGATTGCGGCGAAGTCCGGGAATGATCTGCTGGGTTCAATGGCGTCGATGAGTGACGCTGAAATTGAGTCGCTGCTGTCGAGTCTGGACATCTGACAACCCGCCATCCGGCGGGTTTCTCTTTAATGGAATCAGGATATGACTACAGTAACCTCGGCTCAGGCGAATAAGGTTCTGCAGGCCGCGCTGTTTGTCGCAGCTAACCGCAACCGTTCATTCGTCAATATGCTGACAGAGAACGCCCCGAAGAATGCGCAGGGCGACAACGGCAAACGCAGCGCAGAGCAGTCCAGTCCGCATGCGCCGGTTGTCCGCGTGACCGATTTAACCCGTCAGGCAGGCGATGAAGTGGATGTTGATATCTTCTTCAAGCTGAACAAACGTCCGACGATGGGCGATAAAAAACTGGAAGGCCGCGGTGAAAACCTCGAACAGTCCACGTTTGGTCTGAAGATCAACCAGGGTCGCCACATGGTTAACGCCGGTGGCCGTATGTCGCAGAAACGCACCAAGCACAATCTGGGCAAGACGGCGCGCACGCTACTGGGGACGTATTACAACGACCTGGCAGATCAGATCTGTACCGTACAGATGATGGGCGCGCGCGGTGACGTGACCGCTGACGATATCATCGTTCCGCTGGCAGACGACGCGGAGTTTGCGGAAATTATGGTCAATGATGTGAATCCGCCGACCTATGGCCGCCAGATGTACGGCGGGGATGCTACCAGCCTCGAAACGCTGGATTCCGCGGATCTGTTCACGCTGGACGTGGTGGACAATCTGTCCCTGTATTTGAGCGAGATGGCGCACCCGCTGGCCCCTATCAAGCTGGCTGCCGACGAAATGTCCGGTGACTCCCCGTACTACGTCATGTTCGTCACGCCGCGTCAGTGGAATGACTGGTACACCTCCACCAGTGGTAAAGACTGGCAGATGATGGCGGCTGCGGCGATCAACCGCTCCAAAGGCTTCAATCATCCGATCTTCAAAGGTGATACAGCCATGTGGCGCAACATTCTGGTCCGCCAGTACAGCGGCATGCCGGTGCGCTTTAACTCGGGTTCGAATGTCACTGTCTGTAATAACGATAAAGACGCGACGACCAAAATCGTCACCACTAAAACGATGGTGGACCGCGCCGTGTTGCTCGGTGGGCAGGCGATCGCCAATGCCTATGGTTCAGGTGAATGGGGCAGCCCGTTCCAGCAGCACACCGAGAAGGTGGATCACGGCAACACCACCGAAACCTCCATCCGCTGGATCAACGGTCTGAAGAAAATCCGCTTTCGTGGCAAAGACGGTTACGTGCAGGACTTTGGGACTATCTGCGTGGATACCGCTGTTTCCCAGACCAACAACCCGACGCTGTAGGCGTCTTCCTTTCTTCGGGCGGCATTGCTGCCCGCTCTTTTATCAGGAGCTCGTTATGCCAACGATTCAGGCATCGTCTTATAACCGGCCTGTTTATCAGGGTTCGCACGGTAACCAGTCAGTCGCGATTGCGAAATATACGTTTAATTCCACGGCGGTGGACACCGTTGTCGATATTTTCAGTCTTCCACCGGGTGCTCAGCTAACGACGGCATTGCTGTATTCCAGTTCAGGCCTGGGCGAAGGGGCCGGTGTTGATCTGCTCATTGACGGCGCGGTGGTTACCTCCGTTGATGACTTTTCTGCGGCAGATACCACTCATACCCGCTGTGTTCTGGAAGAGACCACCGCTAATACCGATGTATCTGTACAGGTGACCGGCGCGGTAGCTACCGGCGATCTGGTGCTGGAAATCTTCTACATCTACGAAGGTACGCTGTGATGGATAAGATTGATCTGGTCTACATCGGGCCCAAACGTATCAAACATGACACACTGACCGGCAGTCATCTGCTGTTTCCGCGTGGTAAATCGGTACCGACTCCGGCAGATATTGCCCAGCGTATGCTTCAGCATCCGACTGTGTGGATTGAAGCTCAGAATCTTCAGGAGTGGCGGGATCGTGAATCGCAGGCAGCGGAGGCGGCGCGCCAGGCCAGTGAGGCTGCACTGCTACATGAGGAAGAAGAACGTAAGCGCCGCGATATGAACTGTGGCGACTACGGTGATATCGGAAAATTTACCGCCGCGCAGTTGCGTACCCTGGTGGAAGGCGCTGAACTGGACATTCCTCAGCAGTCCGCTCAGGAAAAAGTGGATGACTTCCGTCTGCGTGTCCGTGACGCACTACGCGCAAAACTGGCGGCGGAAGAGGACGCGTAATGATCTCGCTGGCATCACCTGACGCGCTGTATCCCCTAGTGCGGGAATCGATTTCCGGCGCGCTGGATTTTATGATCCGCCGTGCGATCGTTGAAACGGCTATCGAGTTCTGCCGGGAGTCACGGCTTGTGCAGGATACCGTGGGGCCGGTCAGCGTTGCCGCCGGTGACAGCGTGTTACTGGTGCCAGCAGATCAACCTTATCAGGGCCGGCAGTTGATCAGGGTTTTCGGTGAGCAGATGCAGCCGGGTACGGACGGGCCGCAGTTGCAGGCTGGCGTGGATTATCAGCAACTGAGTGGCAATGAACTACGGGCTAACCGTGCATATGCAGAGTTCAATGCGATCTTCGTCATTGAACCGCGACAGACTGCCATCACTATCCCTCAGATCCTGATTGATGATTATCCGCTGGCGCTGGCATGCGGCACCGTTGCTCGCATGGCGGATATGCCGGGTAAGGCGTGGAGCAATCCACAGCTGGCAGCGGAGATGAAACCGTACTTCGTAGACGGCTGCCGCGCCGCGTTCCGTTGGCGCATCGAAAATACCGCATTCAATACCTTCCAGAATCCCGTCGTTAAGCAGGAATTTTTCTGATGACTATCGCTGTCGTGGATGTACTGGGGCGCGTGAATACTCAGTTGCGCGATCCCGGGTTTATTCGCTGGACCAAATCAGAGTTGCTGGGCTATTTCAATGATGCCGTGCGCGCCGTTGCGCTCAAACGTCCGGATGCCACGGCGTCAGTCATTCCTTTTGCGTGCGCAGCCGGTGTGCGTCAGCAGTTGCCGGAGGGTGTCTATCAGTTAATCGACATTGTTGGTCAGGACTCAGGGCGTGCCATAGTCCCCGGCGATCGGATCACGCTGGACACTGCCGACCCGATGTGGCGCACCACGTCCGGGGAGGTGAGTACGGAGGCGTATCTGTACAATCCGGCGTTACCGCAATATTTCATGCTTTATCCCGGTGTGGCAGAAGGTGTAACGCTGGAGATGGCAGTATCGTTATACCCGGTGGAGGTCACGCTGGAGGAACTGGACGAGGAAGACCCGGTTGCGATGGCGATCAGCGATATTTTCATTAACCCGGTGGTGGACTGGTGCCTGTATCGGGCGTTCAGCAAAGATGCGCCGGGGCAGGATGACAATCTGGCGAAGCAGCATCTGCAGAATTACAACGATGCGATGGGCATCAAGAACAACGTTGATAAGGCAGGTGTGAAGGCTAAAGCTGTTCGCGCCGCCGGGCAGACAGGAGTCGCGCCGTAATGGGGACTTTAACTCTGAGTGGCGTTCTGAAACGTCCGATATCCGGTGATGTGGTACCCAACGCACGTATTACCTTTGATGCCATTGCCACGGGCAGTGTGGTACTGAAAGGCGTGAGTTCATCCTGTAAAACTGCCAGCGACGGCAGTTATTCTGTTGATCTGGAATACGGTGATTACACTATTCAGGTTAGCTGGGCAGGGCAAATACAGCAGTATGGCACGGTGCATATTGATGATACGACTCCGACTGGATCCCTGAATAATCTGCTTATGCAGGAGCTGACCGAGTCTCAGCTGACTCCGGAGATAGTTCTGGAGTTTCGCCAGCTTGAGCAGGAGATGCAGGACGATCTTGCTCAGATGGAAGGTCTCAATACTGAGGCGGCAGGCAGCGCCAGCGCAGCAGCCTCATCTGCAACGGCGGCAGCCACATCGGAAACGAACGCTTCCGCCAGTGAAGATGCGGCAGCGGTCTCAGCGTCAGAAGCGGATGCCAGCGCAAAAAGTATTGAAGGTGATGCGGACGCAGCAGCGGCCTCAGCTAAGGCTGCGGCGACCTCAGAAACGAATGCGGCGGCCAGTGAAGATGCAGCTGCATCTTCGGCGACAGCGGCAAATACTTCCGAAACAAATGCGGCTGGTAGTGAAGCCGCCTCTGCGGCGTCGGCAGCCGCGGCGCAGGTGTCAGAGTCTGACTCAGCAGCCAGTGAAGTGGCATCGGGTGAATCCGCAGCTGCGGCTAAAACGTCTGAAACAAATGCGCAGGCCAGCCAGGAAGCGGCCGCGACCAGCGAAACCAATGCAAAAAATGCACGGGATGCGGCGGAGGAGTACGCTCAGGAAGCAAAAGACGCTGCCAGCAAAGTCACATCGCCATTAACGGATCAGGGGCAATGGTCTATTCAGGCGGGTTACCCCAGTACGCCGGATATCGCCAGCGTCTGGCAGATCACCGATGGCGGTGTAGACCCGGTTAACTCAGACATTATCTGGGATCCGGGTGACATGCTGGTATATCTGGCCACGACAGGAACATGGTGTCGTTTGCTGGGACAGCAGGTGGTTGCCGGTGAACCTGTGCCCCTCAAAATCGATGCGGATATTATCCTGAATGTCGGATCAGGCTTACAGATTGTGACCAGCGGCACCACGGCGGTCGATGTGGTACGTCTGGATGCTGATAATAACCTGGTGCTCGGTGCCGACGCATTGCCGGGGATTTGCCTCAAAACCGCGGAACCAACCAGTTTATTTGTGCTGGTTCCAGATGGTAATGGTGGCTACATAAAAAGCCGGATCTACTCCGAAGCGTTCCCGCCTCCAGAAATTGAACCACCGGTTACCAGTGTTAACAGCAAAACGGGAGATGTGGAATTAACTGCAGCAGATGTGTCCGCATTACCATTGGGTGGCGGAGTCCTGACAGGCGATTTGAGTGGTACTGATGCCAGTTTTTCCGGGTTTGTCAGTGCCCCGGATGTCCTGACCAGCAGAATCAATACTGGCGGTGCAGTATTAGAGTTTGGGACCGGGGCAGGGGCAACATATGATTATTACTGGGATATTCATACCACTTACCCGGAGGCTGATTACGATTACCGGTTTCATTTTCGCTCCGATGTAAACACAATTGAATTATTAAATTCGATTACCTGGGCGAATTTAGTCGTAGGGAATCTAGAGGCTATTGGGTTAACAGCAATTCACTCAAACTATACTGTTTTTGTTAACGGTACAGCAGCGGGGCTCGATGGTTCCGGATTTACTGCATATTATAATTCATCTGGGGTTGATATATGTAATGCCGGTTATTATATGGGCGGATGGGATATTCATTTCTATGATGACACTGGCCTGTGGGTTTCTAATCCTGTTCATGTTGACAGAAATGGGACTGTTACAATTAACAGTCAATTAAACGTCAGCACTGTATACGAATCAGGTCAGCGGGTTTACTCCCCGAACAACCCACCGCCGATTGACCTTTCTGGCTATGAAACTATTGCTGATGCCAATGCCCGGTTTATTCAGGGAGTGCAGTTTGGTGCAGAAACAGCAGCAACCTACAGCACAACTTCTAAGGAAGGTGCGAACAAGTTCCTGATATGAGATCATCATATTCATCCGGAGCGCATCCCAGAGGGACATCATGAGCCATCAACTCACCTTCGCCGATAGTGAATTCAGCACTAAGCGCCGTCAGACCCGAAAAGAGATTTTCCTCTCCCGCATGGAGCAGATTCTGCCATGGCAAAACATGGTGGAAGTCATCGAGCCGTTTTATCCCAAGGCGGGCAATGGCCGACGGCCCTATCCGCTGGAGACCATGCTGCGTATTCACTGCATGCAGCATTGGTACAACCTGAGCGACGGTGCCATGGAAGATGCCCTGTACGAAATCGCCTCCATGCGCCTGTTTGCCCGATTATCCCTGGATAGCGCCCTGCCGGATCGCACCACCATCATGAATTTCCGCCACCTGCTCGAGCAGCATCAACTGGCCCGTCAATTGTTCAAGACCATCAATCGCTGGCTGGCCGAAGCAGGCGTCATGATGACCCAAGGCACTTTGGTGGATGCCACCATCATTGAGGCACCCAGCTCTACCAAGAACAAAGAGCAGCAACGCGATCCGGAGATGCATCAGACCAAGAAAGGCAATCAGTGGCACTTTGGCATGAAGGCCCACATTGGTGTCGATGCCAAGAGTGGCCTGACCCACAGCCTGGTCACCACCGCGGCCAACGAGCATGACCTCAATCAGCTGGGTAATCTGCTTCATGGAGAGGAGCAATTTGTCTCAGCCGATGCCGGCTACCAAGGAGCGCCACAGCGCGAGGAGCTGGCCGAGGTGGATGTGGACTGGCTGATCGCCGAGCGTCCCGGCAAGGTAAAAACCTTGAAGCAGCATCCGCGCAAGAACAAAACGGCCATCAACATCGAATACATGAAAGCCAGCATCCGTGCCAGGGTGGAGCACCCGTTTCGCATCATCAAGCGGCAGTTCGGCTTCGTGAAAGCCAGATACAAGGGGCTGCTGAAAAACGATAACCAACTGGCGATGTTATTCACCCTGGCCAACCTGTTTCGGGTGGACCAAATGATACGTCAGTGGGAGAGATCTCAGTAAAAACCGGAAATAACGCCAGAAATGGTGGAAAAAATAGCCTAAATAGGCTGATTCGATGTGTTTGCGGGAAAAAAATCGGCCCAGATCCGCGAAATTTTAATCAGCGAGTCAGCTTGGGAAGAAATGACCTGCTTATTCGCACCTTCCCTAATACTGTTCCCGGAACTGCAATATCTTTTGTCGCTTTTAATACTACATATAGTGGGAGTATTGTATCCCGGTATAAATCTATTCAGCAAAATTTTAATGGTATCTGGGCGACGATAGGCGGGTGAAATGAAGAATTATAAAAATTTCGAATTGGTGACTCCAACAGAGGAAATGCTCGAGTTATTTAATAATGATTGTCGTGTTTTATTTCTCAAATCAGAGGATGGATTGGATTGGTATAAGTGCCAAAGTCAGTTTTCTGATAATACCGTAAAAATACAATATGACGCAGATGGTATTATCCGTTCTGTTATTGATGCACCTGTACCACAACGCGGTAATATATATGCAGTATCAATGTTGTGGCCCGTTGGTATGTCTGTAGCGGAAGTTGCTGTTGATGATTATCCAGTGGGAGTAACTCTCGATGGAACATGGAAATTTGACGGCACAAACGTTTATCAGGATGAAGCTATTGTTGATAAGAAGGTTGTCGCAGATAACACAGCAAAACGAGATGTCCTGATAGCAGCAGCACTCCTACAAATTGGTGTCGTTCAATGCTCCATCGCTACTGGCTCTTCTCGCAACGGTGATAGCGCTAGTTTGCTGGCACTTCAGCAATATGTTGTAGGGCTGATGAACATCGATTTAACAGTTAACCCCACAACATTCCCTGAACAACCCGTTTCAATAATCTGATAAAAACATGAATATCGATATCACTACAATGCGTGGAGAAATCCCGCGGGATGCTGACGGGTTATTGCCACAGTCAAATTCAACGTACGCTGAGAATTGTCATTTTGACTGTGGTGTTGTTACGCCGTTGACAGCGGATATCGATGCTTCTATCGCTTTTACATTCACCCCATTGACTGTATTTCATTATTTCGATGATTACTGGTTTGCGTGGGATCACGACGTGAATGTTATCCGTAGCCCCATTGCTCAGGATCCTTATAACCGGATTTATTACACCGATGGCGAGTACCCCAAACTGACCAGTGCTGATATTGCGCTGGTGGGGGATAATTTACCGTCAGCGTATTACCGGTTAGGAGTTCCGGCCCCGGAAACTGCGATTGGTATCAGCGCCGTCACTCCGCCGAATGACGATGACGGTAACCCGGTTATAGATGACGACCCGACGAATGACGAAACGCGCTATTACTGCGAAACCTACGTAACTGCTTACGGTGAAGAAGGGCCGCCAGGTCCGGCATCAGCAGACGTAGAAATTACCGCACCAGGTAGCTCCGTTACGCTCAGTCTTGCCGCGCCACCGGCAGGCAATTACAACATCACACGCCGACGTATTTATCGTACTGTCACGACAACCAGCGACGCCGAATTCCTCGAGGTTGTCGAACTTGATATCGCAGTGACAAGTTATGTCGACAGCCTGACCAGTGATGAACTGACGGCAACGCTGGAAACGGAAGATTATCTGATGCCGCCGGATAATATGATCGGCCTGTGTGCAATGAACAACGGGATCAGCGTGGGGTTTGCAAGCAATGAAATTATGTTCTCAATACCTTATCTGCCGTATGCCTGGCCCGACGCCTATAAGCTGTCTACCTACGACAACATAGTCGCTATTGCCTCAGTGGATACCGCTGTTGTGGCGGGCACAGAAGGTGTCCCGGTTGTCTTCTCCGGCATAACGCCAAGTAACATCAGCGATAAGCCCGTACAGTTAAATCAGGCCTGCCTGTCAAAGCGCTCTATGGTTTCGATGCTGGGTTTTGTTCTCTATGCTGGCCCGGCAGGAATAGTGAAAGTGACGGCTACAGGAACGGGTTCGGTCGCAACTGCAAATGTGATGACGCGTGAGCAGTGGCAGACGTTCAACCCCACTACTGTTCGTGCGTGGTCGGTTGGCGGCAATTACATCGGTCTGTATGACTATAATGGGGACGGTGACGGCGTGTATGACACCGTCAGAGGGTTTATCTACGACCCAAATAACAACGATCTCCGTCGTCTGACGAACACCTTCGATGCAGCCTATGCCGACCCACAGAGCGATCTGCTTTATGTGGCAAAAAGTGATGAGCTTTGGGTCTCTCAGGCGTCACAGACACCGCTTTCTATGCGCTGGCGATCAAAAGTGTTTCATGTCCCGCAGGGCAGCAGCTATTCCGTTTGCCGTGTTATGTCTCCGTCGGTCATTCAGGTCGGTATCCGCTTCTTTATTGAAGGGCAACTGGCGTGCACCATGCCGCCGGGCTCGATCGTGGATAATATTTTCCGCTTACCTGTGATGGCTGGCAGTAAGTGGCAGGCCGAGGTCTACGGCTATGCGCAGGTGGACCGGATTACGCTGGCGCAGAGCGTGAAGGAATTGCCAGCATGAATGTGAAGGATTCGCTCGCCAGAGCCAGGAAACAGGCAAAGGGCGGACAGCGAGGCACACGTCTGAAAGCCAGTTCATCAAATTCAGCCAGCACATCGACGGTAAGCCCACTGTTTCGTGCAGATAAAACGCTGGATGCACTGTATGAAAATATGGAGGTTCTGACGGGGCAACGCGGTGAAGGGGCGGCGGTTGTGATGGTCACTGACAGTTCCGGCAATCGCGTGCCGTTCTACCCAGATGGCTCTGGTGGCACTACGGATGGCAGTGGCTCAGGTAGTGATTCCGGCGGTGATGGCGGATTAACACCTGCTTATCCCTCAACACCAACCGGACTGGTGGTAAATGGCGGGTTCAGCGTTGTGGAATTAGACTGGGATGCACCAGTGTATTACGGCCATAGCCTGACGCAGATCTGGCGCTGTCCGGAAGATAACCTGTCTGAGGCAGTTCAGGTCGGGAGTACCGCCGCGAACATTTACAGCGACCCGATTGATCCGGTTTACGAGGGATATTACTGGATTCGCTTTGTTAACAGCGATGGCGTGACCGGACCATACAATGCCAGTGAAGGTACCTACGTTAAAACGCAGGAAAGTACCGATGACATTATCAATGTCATTAACGACACCATTAATGATTCCCCCCTGATCGCACAGCTGCAGGCCGGACTGGACGGTGTTCAGGAGCAAATCACAACCATTGATTCCGAAGGGACTCAGGCCTTCCAGAATATGTGGTCGGTAAAAGCCAGCGCCGACGGCATTACCGCCGGAATTGGCCTGGTGGCCGGTGTGGATGATGAGGGCGAGCCCATCAGCCAGGTGGCAGTTGCAGCGACCCAGTTCTTTGTATTTGACCCTAATAATCCGAATCCTGACGGCACTATGGAGGCGCTGTTCTATGTGGATGCCGACTATGGTGTCTGCATGCAGAAAGCGGTTATTGAGCAGGCGACAATCCAAGTTCTTAATGCCCAGACCATTGTCGCGGATGAAGTTACCGCCGGAATTGAAATTGACTCGCCAGATATCAAAGGTGGGCAGATTGAAATCGGGAATGGTTTCTCTGTAGACAGCAGCGGCAATATGACCGCGAATAATGCGACATTGAATGATGTTACGTTAAACCGCGTGACTGCGAATGAAGGGCAGTTTAACAACGTCACCATCGGTGAAGACTGTGAAATTGAAGGCACGCTGTCAGCTAACCAGATTAAAGGCGATATTGTTAATGCTGTCGGTTTTTCTATTGGGATATCGGGAAGCCGGCGGATTGAAATTATTGATGATCAGGAATTTGACCGAACGGTCATGATCCCTGCGGTTTCAATGAATTGTGAGTCAAGTAATCATATGGAATATGATCACACTGTATACGGCGGAGCATCAATTAAAATGGATATCAGCATTAATGGAACGGCATATGCCACATATTCGGCCAGTTGTAGTGGAGACTCCTCTGGAGCCGGGAGTGCATCTCTGGCATATGATTTTATAATGGGAACCGGTGATCTGATTATTGATATTACCGTCACTAACTCCACCTATTACGGTAGTGTGTCAATTAGTGATGTTGTGTTAATGGTTGCCAAGAAAGGAAGCGGAGGAATTATTGTATCGTGAACCAGTTTATTTCTCTGATTAACCGGGTTGCGGCTGACGTAAATGAACCCGACCTGTTTGAAATAATTAAAGACGCCTGCCGTAAAAAGCAGGCGTTTTGCTTTGGCGATGAAAAGACACGGGTTGTGCTTCGACTGATGGAGCGGGACGGTGAGAAATACATGCTGGTCTGGCTGGGAATCAGCAGCGGTTCTGGCGCACTGACGAAGTTTAATCCGATCGTGACTGAACTGACGCGGGCTGCAGGAGCCGGATGGTTTGAGTTTTGTACGACCCGCCGCGGCTTTGTGCGCGTGGCCGGGAGAATGGGCTTTATTCGCCAGCCTGATGATGAACGGGGTCGGATGTGGTTCAGAAAAAATGTGAGGTGATTATGGGTGGTGGTGGCAGTGTTGAAGTTGAAGAGACTGAAACTCAGAAGGCACAGGCTGAAGTAGCCGAATCGATGTGGGAACTGTATCAGCAGGAACTGGCGCCTTATGAAGACGTCTTTATTCAGGATGTAAACAAGATGAATAACCCGCTGGCCTACCAGAAGGCAGCTGGCGATACCAACATGTCATACAGTTCGCAGTTCAGCGATGCGCGTGACAATGCGGCTAATTCTTTGACCTCAGCTGGAGTGAACCCAAACAGCGGGAAATTCGGTACCACGCAGAACTCCCTGACCAGACAGCAGGTATTTCAGGAAAACGATGCTATTAATCAGGCGCAGTCATCGCAGGCCGATCAGTACGTTGGTGGGCTGGAGGATGCACTGGCGATCGGCTCCGGTGAGTCTGCTCAGAACATGTCTGCGCTGGACAGTCTGTCTAATGCGTCGAATAAAGCAGCAATTTCGGATGCCCGATCAGCAGAAACAGCATCGCTTGCCCAACCGGATGCGTTGAGTCTGGCAAATTCCGGTATCCGGGCCGGGATGGGCGGTGTTGGGTTCTATCACTCCAGATATTCGTGAGGTTCATATGGGATATGCAGACGATACGATGGCCGAAATCACGCGTGAGGCCTGGGAAGACTGGCAGACACGTTATGAGCCGGTGTTAGATGAAATGCTGAATCTGGAGGATACGCACCAGTTAATGACGGATCAGTTGGGCCGGGTATCGCAGAATGAGCAAAATTCACTGAACACAGCGCAAGTAACACAGAGTAATGATATGGGGCGCTACGGGCTGGCCAGCGCATCGAACCCACAAGACCAGTCTGATTCAGTCAGCGCGGCGTTATCTGATGCCTCTACGAGGAACGGTATCCGAACGGCAGAACAGCAGCGCGATCTTAATATTCTCACCGGCTCCGGAGCGAAAGCATCCGGCGCGATGAAGTACCACACTGAAGGGGCTTACTGATATGGGCTATGGACTTTTACAGGCCGGGCAGCAAACCCGCAAAGAAGCCATGCAGGGCATGGGACAGGCGGCGAATGAAGAAGCTCAACGTGAGGCCGCACAGCAGCAGACTGACGCCCAGCAGACAGCAAAACGCGAAACTGAGCAGGGCGCTTTTGAGGGACTGAATATGGCTGCACTGGCGATGTCAGTTGCGGCGATGTTTTAGGGGGAAGTATGTCTTTTTCAAGCGGATTTGCCGAAGGTCTGAATTCGGTCAACAACATCTGGCGCACGGTGAACAATCAGAAATACCAGGAAGAGTCGAACAGCCTGCGCCAGGCAGACCAGATTATGCGTCAGCGTGAATTCGATCAGAATAACCAGTTCAGACAGGATTCACTGGGTCAGAAGAAACAGTTTCATGCAGATGAGATGGGGCTTCGCGATAAAGAAATGCAAATGCAGCAGCAGATAGCTGGCATGAATCAGGCATTTCGTAGCGCTCAGTTAGGTATGGAGCAATACCGTAATCAGATGGCTGAATTACAACCGGTCTGGCAGGGAGCTATTCAGATCCTGTCAAATGGGGGCGAAGTCCCGGCAGAGGTGCTCGATAAACTGAGCGGTACACCGTTTGATCTGGGGGCAATGTCTGGTATGCCATACCGTTCTGCGGTTAAGTCGATTACGAATGCGTTGGGCAAAAATCCGGATCAACTGAACTCTGCAGAGAATCTGCGAAACCTGAATACCGTTCTGGCACCGGAGCTCAAGCGCGGGGTTGGGGAGGTGGATCCCGGCAATGGTAAGACGGTTGCAGGTCGTGAAATAACAGGCGTCATTCCATCCCCTGACGGAAAGCTCATTTCACCGAAAATTAAGCTGAAATATTCGGATGGTTCTACTGCTGAAGGGCCGCTCTCGAAATTTGGTACCACACATCCGGATGATCCCCTTATTGCCATTCCAAAAGACGCGGCCGGGCAGCAAATGTTTGCGCGCGCGGCGGCATCAGCTCTGATTTCCTCTAGCCCAAATGCGAAAGCACTTGGTGGGGCCGGGAAAAATACCGTTCGGCAGCAGGTTGCAGGGAAGATCGCAGATCTGGAAGAGAAGCGTATTGACTCTGACAGTAAGTTGCGGGCAGGAGATATCGGCGGTGATGTAGCCACTCATAAGACGGTTCTGGATAATATTAATGCCAACGACAAGCAGTACCAGGATCTGGAGCAACATCTGTATAGCGTATATGGTGTGACGTCTCCGGGAACGGCTGATGATAAGCGTTCAGAACAGAGTAACAGTGATGCACTTCGTCAGCGACTGGCGGCAGACAAAGACTATCCGGGTTTTAAGCAGGTGATGACAGATAAAAAGTGGGATGTTGATAAACTTCCTACAGAACGGTTGAGTTCATTAATGGAGGAATATAAACAATCACTGCAGAAGAATGCAAAGGCCACTACAATGGCGAACCAAATGCGTCATCGTAGCTTGCTGTATCCATCTCAATGA